TTAACCCTTTCAACTAATCAGTTTTCAATTACTAATACTGGAACAGCGGGAACATATGGATCAGCATCAGCAGTTCCAGTCTTTGTTACAAATGCTCAAGGTCAAGTTACATCGGTTACTAACACCAATATTGCCATTGCTGGAAGTGCTGTTAGCGGCAATATTACTGGCAATGCCGCTAATGTAACTGGAACTGTTGCAATTGCTAATGGTGGTACTGGTGCTACTACGTTGGCTGGTGCATCTATTGCCACCTACACAGGTACTGAGACATTAACCAACAAGCGGATTGATCCAAGAGTTGTATCTGCTGCCTCTGCATCTTCTTTAACACCAAGCATTGCAACTGCTGATGTTTATGCTTACACAGCATTGGCGGAAGGACTTACCATTAATGAACCAACAGGAACGCCTGTTAATGGTGACAAATTAATATTTAGATTGCTTGATAATGGAACAAGCCAGAGCATTAACTTGGAATGCCACATACATTGCAATTGGAGTTACTTTACCACCAACAACAACCGCAAGTAAAACAACGTATGTTGGTTGTATCTACAACGCTAATAACACCCGCTGGGATGTTATTGCAGTAACTACACAGGCTTAATCATGGCAAACAGATATTGGGTAGGCGGAACAGATTCTTGGGACGGTACAGCAGGATCAAAATGGTCTTTGACCAGTGGTGGGTCAGGTGGTCAGGCTGTGCCTACTTCTTCAGACACTGTTTTTTTTAATGCTAATTCTGGCGCAAATACTGTAACCATAGGATCAGGTGCGGTTTGTTCTACATTAACAATGACAGGTTTTACTGGAACATTAGCATTTGGAACAAATTTTATTTCAGCATCTGTTACAAGTGCAGCGGTTTATACGGGAGATACTACATTTAATGTTACTGGTACGCCATTAATAAAATTAACAGCTAATTCTGCTTCTGGTAGAAGCATAGTAGCGGGTAATGTTAGTGAAGCACAAAGTATAAGTTTTGAAATTACTGCTGGTACAGCAAACATTTCACCTAGTGGAAATATTAGGAGTTTAGTTTTTAGCGGAGGTACTTCTACACTTACTAGTGTAGGTGGATTTACAATCTATGGTGATTTAACTATAATATCAGGAATGTCAGTTAGTAGTAGTAGCAACGCAAAAACATTTGCTGGTTCTGGAACACAAAAAATAACCTCACCAATAAATTTAGATTTTCCAATTATATTTTCTGGAACAGGTACTTACCAATTGCAAGGTAATGTAGCTGTTGGCACATCAACATCAAAAACAATAACGCATACATCTGGCACAATTGATTTGCAAAGTTATACGTTAACGCATTTTGGTATATATACATCAAGTAGTTCAGTAATTAGTAGAGGTTTTACTGGTTCTGGTGTTTATAACATTACAAGAACTGGTAATGCTACTTATTGGGATTGTTCAACAGCCACAGGATTTACAAGATCAGGAACTGCCTCTGTTCAATTTACAGGCACAAATACCTCTGCTTCTACATTAACAGTTTTGCATGGAACAACCGCAGGGACAGAAGATAATGCAATGTCGTTTTTCTTTGGGTCAGCCCCAACGGTAGTTCTTGCAAATACGAATTGGATTTTAGATTTAGGTGTTTTGCCAAGTTCTTCTATAACTCTTTCTGGCGGTGCAACAGGACGAACTATATATGGTGGTTTTTTTGGTGGTACTACTGCTACTTCATCTGCCAATCCATTTGGTGTATTAACATTTGCATCAACAAAAGCAACCGCAAGAAATATAAATGTAAGCTCCAGTAACGCATATAACTTTACATTTGATGGTATTGGCGGTTCTTGGCAACTGTCTGCAGCAGTCAGTAATGGTTCTCGAACATATACGCTAACCAAGGGAACATTTTCGACCAATGGATTTGATTTAACTGTTGGAACTTTTAATTTTAATAATTCAAATACAAAAACTTTAACAATTAATTCTACTTTAACCATAAGTAGTTTGTTTATAGGTTCTGCAACAGGAACAACATTAAATAATACTGGAACTATTAGCGGGTCAAATTATACGGTAGAAGTACCAAGTTTAAATATTGGAAATGTTACCACTACTAATTATATTACAATAGGTCAAAGTACATTAACAAGTTACATAATAAATAATCTTTCAGTTTCTTCAGGAGGCGGTAACTTTATCATTATTTATGCAAATTCAACTTTAACTATTGTTGGCAACTTGTCAATTGATGGGGCTAGTGGAAGTCCAAACACATTAAAATCAAACATATTAGGGATACAAGCAACTATTAGCAAATCAAGCGGAACTATTATTACAAATAATTTAAATATTGTAGATAGTAACGCCACAGGTGGGGCAGTATGGAGAGCGCCAACTAATTATGGAAATATTGATGGCGGTAACAATACAGGTTGGGTTTTTACCGCAATATCTGCTGGTGGCGGTAACAACTTTTTAATGTTTTTTTAAAGGATAGGCAATGACTCCTGAACTACAAAAGTATTACGAAGACCGTTTTTCTATGATGTCTATGGATGGTTGGAAAGAATTAACTATTGATGTTGACAATATGATAGAGTCACTCAATAATATAAGCGTTATTCCTGATGAAAAGACCTTGATGTTCAAAAAAGGTGAACTTTCCATCTTGACTTGGCTGAAAACCTTGAAAGAGGTCAGCGAACGAGCCTACGAGGAATTGAATGAAAAGAATGTTTGATTTTGCCTGTGCAAACGGGCATAAAACTGAAAGACTTGTTAATTATGAGTTAACGAGTTTTCGATGTGAGTGCGGAGAAACAGCCAACCGTACTCTATCTGCTCCAAACTTCAAACTAGAAGGGTGGTCTGGTTCTTTCCCGTCAGAGCATGGGAAGTTCGAGAAAAAACATCTAGATCAGTTGAAGTGGGAGCAAAAGCACAACTCATAAACAGAAATGTCGAGTTGAATGTCCTAGAACCGATAACGGCAGGAAAAAGGTAAAAATATGTTGATTGACAATGAAGATGAGTCGCTAAGTGAGTTAGATGCAGTCGAGCAAAAGAAGCAACTACCTGAAGTAGCACCACTGACTGAGATGCCTGAGAAATACAGGCAGAAATCTTTAGAAGAAGTGGTCAAAATGCACCAAGAGGCTGAGAAGCTGATTGGAAAGCAAGCGCAGGAAGTTGGGGAAGTGCGAAAGCTGGCAGATGAACTTATAAAGCAAAACCTCTCCTCTAAACAGCAACCTATTGAGAAAGAGCCTGAAGTAGATTTTTTCGAGAATCCACAAGAGGCAGTTCGCAGGACTGTTGATAACCATCCCGATGTTCTTGCCGCTAGACAAGCTGGTCAAGATTTCAAAAAGATGCAGATTCAGCAAAAGCTGGCGCAAGAGCATCCTGATTTTGGTCAGATTGCTCAAGATGCAGACTTTGTGAATTGGGTTAAATCTTCACCTATTCGCCTTGGTTTGTATGCAAAAGCTGATGGTGAGTTTGATTACGACAGTGCAAACGAATTGTTGAGTACCTATAAACAGTTGCGTGGCGTTAAGACAAGACAGACTAATGAAGCAGGGGAAACTCAGCGTAAGTCTAGCCTTAAAGCAGCGGGTGTTGATGTAGGTGGAAGTGGGGAGTCTGGAAAAAGAGTCTATCGAAGGGCTGATCTAATTCGGCTGAAGATGACTGACCCAGACCGTTATGAGGCGTTAAGCGGAGAAATCATGCAAGCGTATCAAGACGGACGGGTTAGATAATTTAACTTATCGTTTTTTGGAGATTTAACATGGCAACAGCATTTTCCCCCAGTAACTCAGTTACTACAACTACAGCAGACAAGTTCATCCCTGAAATTTGGAGTGATGAAATTGTTGCAGCTTATAAGAAGAATCTGGTTGCCGCTAACCTGATCAAGCGTATGAACTTTAAGGGTAAGAAGGGTGATACCGTCAATATCCCAGTTCCTACTCGCGGTTCTGCTTCGGCTAAGGCTGCTTCGACGCAAGTAACGCTGATTGCTGCTACTGAATCGAACATCCCAGTTCTGATCAACAAGCACTACGAGTACAGCAAGCTGTACGAAGATATTGCTGAGATGCAAGCCTTGTCGTCCATGCGTAAGTTCTACACGAACGATGCTGGCTACGCCTTGGCAAAGCAAGTTGATCAAGACCTGCATCTGCTTGGCGCGACCTTCAATGGCGGCGCTATCGGTACTGCTGGTGACACTTCTTACGAGAAGGCTGTTATTGCCGGTGACGGTTCCACTCTGTTCTCTGGTGCTACACCAGGTAACGGTACTGCACTGACCGACGCGGGCCTGCGTAAGATGATCCAGACTCTGGAAGACTCCGACATTTCATCCTCCGAGATGTCGTTGGTGATCCCTCCGGTTGAGGCTGGTGTTCTGCGCGGTATCGCCCGCTTCACTGAGCAGGCTTTTGTCGGCACTGGTGACACCATCAAGACAGGTCGCCTCGGCAACCTGTACGGCGTGGAAGTGTTCACCTCCAGCAACTGCCCTTGGATCCACGTTGACAGTGGCACCAGCACCCAGTTCGTGTCGTTCACG